CCTGTCTTGATTTCATAGGCGTTCATAATGCTTTCCTTAACTTCGGCGAGCATCTCGCTTGCTTTCTGCATCTCACTGGAATCGCCGATGGCAACCGTCATAGGGTTGTGGATCATCATCATGGCCACTGGAGACATCAAAACCTCCGTGCCAGCCATCGCTATGACCGAAGCCGCTGAAGCAGCAAGTCCATCAATCTTTACTTTCACATTGCCCTGGTAGTCCATCAGCATATTGTAGATTTGTGCGGCTGCAAAAACATCGCCGCCTGGTGAATTGATCCATACGGTAATGTCTCCTTGGCATGATTCCAGATCATCCCGGAACAACTGAGGAGTCACCTCATCGCCGAACCAGGTTTCATCCGAAATTTCCCCATTGAGAAACAGGGTTCTTCCGGCATCATTTCTGACCCAGTTCCAAAATTTACGTTTCATCTGTTAACCTCACTTTCTTCCTGTATTTTTTGCACTCTCCGATGCAGGCTGATTCTTTTGGGCGAAGGCTCCGGCATCTTTCAGCTTTGTCATGTTTCCGTTTATCAGATAAAGATTGCCTCCTTCTTCATCCGGGATTTGGTTCATATCCTCCATCTCGCGAATGTCATTTGCGGAAAGCCAGCCATTTTGTCTTCCCACCGAGTATCCATTCATACGGCTCTGGTAATCGCCACGGAGCAGTCCGTCCACATTCAGCTTTATGAAATATTCGTTCTTCTCCCTTGGCAGTAGCAAAGAACGTTGCAGAGCCTGCTCCCATCGGATCACCCACGGATCAAGTGTGTACTTCACAAACTCAAGCGACTGCTGCTCGATGTTGGAGAAGCTTGATTTCTCAAGGTCACCCACCATGTGTGGAGGGATTCGGTAAAGCCTTGCAATCTCGTTAATCTGAAATTTTCGTGTTTCAAGAAACTGTGCTTCTTCCGGCGGGATGCCAATTTGCTGATACTTCATCCCTTCCTCAAGCACGGCAACCTTATGGGCATTGGTTGTGCCTCGATACACCTTGTTCCAGGAGTCACGCACCTTTTTGGGATCTTTCAAGACTCCCGGATGCTCAAGCACACCTCCCGGATTCGCCCCGTTGGCAAAGAAGCTGGCGCCATATTCCTCACAGGCAAGGGTCATACCCACGGCATTTCTCGCCATCGCTATTGGCGAATACCCTACCAGGCCATCAAAGCCAAGTCCGGGAATGTGCAAGACATCCTGCCTCCTCAATACCACTGTTCCATAGTCCTTGAAGTTTGGGTTCTCATCAGAAGTGCGTGTGTATGTGTAGTAAATCTCGCCGTTCTTATCCCTGCTCACATCCACCTTGTTCGGCAACAGAGGATAAATGGCAACTACTCGCCCCGCCCCATCACGGATGACCTGTGCATAGGCGTTGCCCCAGATAAGCAGATGGCTCATGAGGGTTTCCCTGAACACAAATGAGGTCATTTCGCTGTTCGGCTCATCGTGGAGGATGTGGTATAACGGATGGTCATATACACGCTCCTTGCCGTTTGCTTTGTAGCGGTAAATATGAAGTGGCAGGGAAGCAAGGGCTTCCGACAAAATACGCACACATGAATAAACCGCCGTGGTCTGCATGGCTGTAAACTCATTCACACTCTTTCCGCTTGTGGTTGGCCCGAATAAAAAGGTGTAATCCGAACCCGTGTAGTAGTCGGTAGGCTTGTCTCTTGCTTTGATAAGCTTGGAGAAAATCGGTATATTCATTGTCGTACCTCCTTAAAAACGGCATGAAAAAAGCACCCACCGAAGTAGATGCTATGGAAACTGTATTCTGTTATTGTAGTTTTATTTTACAACAGTGATTTCGATGCCAAGCTGCTTTGCTCTGGCAACCATATTTCCGATGTTTGCTATACCCCATTGGGTGCAAACAACACAGACACCTGTTGTTGTTTTAATGACATCATTAGGAGAAACAAAGAAACGTCTTTCATAATCAGCGTATGCATTTTTGACCTCTTCTAATTCTCTAACAACACCAAGCGACCCCTGAAGACTTTTGTCAAAAATGCTTAACAGTTGAATTGATGAAGTATCGGGGTGATCTTCCATATATTTCTTTACAATTGTAAGTACAAGTCTGTTTTTTCCATATTTCCTTCCATCAAGAATATACTTTGTTGTATCCCTTCCGGAAGAATCTGTAGATGTTCCAAAAACTGCTTCGGTTTCTTCAGAACTTTCAATCTGCGTCTGTTTTGATTTTAAGATTTCAACCTCGTCCTCAAGTGCGGAAACTCTATCCATAAGTTCTAAAATAATTCTATCGTAATTCATTAGTGCAACCCCTTTCCTTATATTATGGATTAAGTTTAGCACTTACAAATTGTTATGTCAATAGATAATCCATGATAATAATAGATAATTTTCATTTTCAAACTTTATCATTGTTTTACAATTATATTTGTATAAATGATTTTACTTTTTCTATTGTTATCATTTTAGAAACTGATGATGCCACGCTCATCGTAAATGCTGCCATCATCGCTCCTATTTCTTATGCAACGGTCAATTGCCATAATAGTGGCAACAATACCGTCTATCTTTTCCACGGATTTTTCCTTATCCGGCTTGATGTTTCCGGCAGGGTCCTGGTGCATAACCACGTTCTGTGCCATCCACTTAAGAACCGGATGCCCGCCATGGTTTATTTTCCCTTCCATCAGAAGCTTATATAGTTCCTTGCTCGGAGGAGACATGTCCTTATAGCCCTGGCCGAAAGGCACGACCGTGAAGCCCATACCCTCAAGGTTCTGCACCATCTGTGTGGCGTTCCATCGGTCAAATGCGATTTCTTTGATGTGGTATTTCTCGCCTAGTTCCTCTATGAACTTCTCAATGAAGCCATAGTGGACGACATTGCCTTCGGTGGTTTGGATGTATCCTTGCAGTTCCCACACATCGTAAAGCACATGGTCGCGGCGGCATCTCAGATCGAGGGTGTCCTCCGGCAGCCAGAAGAATGGAAGCACGATATACTTCTCATCCTCCGTTCGTGGAGGAAATACCAGAACGAAGGCTGTAATATCCGATGTACTTGAAAGGTCAAGCCCTCCGTAGCACTCTCTGCCATGAAGGGAATCCATATCAATGGGAAGATCGCCCCGGTTATAGATGTGGTCCGGTATCCAGCACACCGTTGCCGAAGTCCAGATGTTTAAACGAAGCTGCTTGAACACATTCTCTTCCGCAGGGTTTTCAAGTGCATTCTTATACGCTTCACGGACACGTTCAATAGAGATTGTGTGTCCGAGAGACGGGTTGGCTTTGTACCAGTTTGCTTCTTCATTCCAATCGTCCTGTTCCGTCAACCCATATACAACGGGATAAAATGTGTTGTCTTTTTTTCGGCCATCCTTGATGTCCAGTGCTTTTGTATGCAATTCGTAGCAAATGCTGTTTTTGTCATTCCCAGCTGTAGTAATAATGAAGAACAGCGGTTGTTCACGGGCATCGCCTGAGCCTTTGGTCAGAACATCGTATAGTTTACGGTTTGGCTGGGCGTGAATTTCGTCAAAGACAAGTCCGGACACGTTAAGACCATGCTTGGTTCCCGTCTCCGCCGAAAGCACCTGATAATACCCTGCATTGGAATAGTTCACAATACGCTTAGTGGCAGCGGTAATCTTCGACCTCTTTAAAAGGGCCGGTGACATCTGCACCATCTGCTTTGCCACATCGAACACGATGGAAGCCTGAGACCTGTCGCAAGCGGCACCGTATACTTCGGCGCTGGGTTCATTATCGGCATATAAAAGGTAAAGGGCTATGGCGGCTGCAAGCTCCGACTTCCCCTGTTTTTTCGGTATCTCAATATAGGCGGTAAGAAACTGCCGCTTTCCGTTCTCTCCGACAATACCGAAGATATCCCGGACAATCTGCTCCTGCCAAGGAAGAAGCAGAAACTTCTTTCCCGCCCATTTTCCTTTTGTGTGACATAGGTTCTCGATGAATGCAACCGCCCGGTCTGCCTTAGCTTTATCGTATTGGGAAGTCTCAAGCATAAAAGGTGAAGGTGTGTATTTGTACGCTATCATTCACCGCCTCCCAACAGCTGCTCCATCTCATCGGCAGGGTTGATTGAACCTTCACCCGCAACGATTCTGCTCCTTGCTGATGGTGTCAGACCGAACTGCTCGCAGAACTTCAGCATGATTTTCAGGTTTGTCTGGGCGATGGACACCTGCGGGACCTGTTGCAGATACCCGTTTGGAGTACGGATCATCGCTCCATGCTGCGTAATGAATTCCTCTGCTTCCTTCCAACGGGCGTATGCCTGGCAATAACCTGCGAAGGCCGCCATATCCATTTCGGTCAGAAGCCCCATCCGCTCTAAGATCTTGCCTACGCGCTTCCATTCTTTCTTGGCTTCATCCTCAAGCCAGGAAGGACAGCGTGGGGCTTTTCTATCGGGTTTTGGTTCATTTTGGTTCAGCGGCCGACCGCCCGGGTTTCCTTCCAGTTCCTTAAGGGCGGTAGGCTTTGGTTTCCTTCCTCTTTGTGCCATAAGTCCCACCTCCTCTCCTTGGCTTCAATGGCATCAAAAAAAGACCTCCGAGGAAGTCTTTACATTGGTTCGTAATATTTGAAAATCTTAAATAACTTAAGTACAAATTGGAATCTATCTACTCAGACAAATCATATGTGTAGCTTTACTTTAATCAATATCTGAGTCTATCTTTTCGTCAACAAACTGATACCCTTTTTTAACAAAAGTATCCGGATTTTTTCGTTCTTTTCCTTTGCGGTAAGGAAGAACATGTATCACCCTACCATCTGGTAGGATTCTGTCGTGTCCACGGACTCCCCATGCAAGAATACTATACTGGCGACCAGAGCCAGCAGCACCATACTTAATTATATTTCCATCTTCATCAACAGGGACTATCCTTCTGACTAAAACAATATGGTCATCTTTTTTATACTCTCCACTATTACCTGATATTGGTCCTCGCTGTTCTATTACTCTAATCTCTTCTGGTCGATTATTCATTTTATATTGAATTCCGACCCAAAAATTTCCCAACCAGTACGATAGCTTTGCGATATCATCATAGTTCAAATAATCTAACGCTGATTTACTGATGAAAACAGGCTGAATATACGGTCCTTCGTCCTGACTTATTTCAATAACAGCAGTTTCCATTTCTATGCCAGTATCTTTATCCACAAGACAAATTGTGAAGGCACAATAAACAGCTTTATCAATATATGTGAAAGTGGCATACATACCATATACTGACAATTCAGCACTCAGATGTTCAACGCTGCTTAACAGCACACCTATTTGTGTATCTGCATTCAAATTATCAAATATATTCAATTCAAATTCCACTAATGCAACTTGCTGTGCGAAAAAATCAAACTGTCTACCTATAAAAGAAATCTTGTCAGCACCACCATCTGTAAAATCAAAGTAATCAACAGGCTTTGTAAAATCGATTCGACTTTCATTTATGGTAACGCTTGAGAAATCTAAATTTTCTCGCACGCATCGATCCCAATACCATTCAACATCTTTTGATGATGACGGTAACCGACTTGATTTAAAGTTCATTTGCTTATTACCTCCAAATTCCTGTTTATCAATTTACAAATAAGCAATTATTAATTCACAATATATACAATCGCAATATAATTCCATTATAAGGGATACGCGAATGAAAAACTATTATTTCAACACTACTCTTTAGCTGATAGCAAAAGAGTAGCTGTACTTATTCATCGATTTTTCTGCACAAGTCTTCACCGTAAGCTACGTTCAAACTTCCTCCGCTGTCCCAATTGACCATGATGCTTCCGATGTCGTCCACTCCTATCACCGTTCCGCGAGTTCCTATCGGTGGTGCTTGGGGATCGTCCATGCGAACAAGTTCAACTATTGTTCCTGAGGGGTACTGCCTTCGGATATTTTCAACCGTTTCCCTTTTAATAAACATCTTCATCCTCCTCTGCGATGGTGTCCTCAAGCGCCTTTTCCAGAATGCCCATATCAAAATGGAACTCGGAATAAGCATCCTCGATGACCTTGTAGTATTGGTAGCTTGGCGAGCCAAGCGGCCTGCGTACATCCATGATGTACGCCATAGCCTTTTCTCTCTTTCCGTTTACGGTAACGGTCAGGTCTTTCTTATAGTAGAAGGCTGGAAAACCTTCATAGCGGTCAAGGTTGATTTCATCCGTTTCTCCTATTTCCCAGATAAGAACCGGAACCTTGTATTCTTCAGCCTTTTCGATGGTGGCATAAGTGCCCGTCTGCGAGCCCCTAAAGAGCAACCGGTAGCCTTCCACTTCCGAAGTGCCGATAAGTTTCGCCGTTGGGCAGCGGAAAGCCATCTGGCGTGTATCCATGTTGCTACCATATGCGATATAGAGTTTTCTTTTCATAGTAGAAATCATCCTTTCCGAAAGGCTGTCATTGCCTTTCACTACCTTAAGGGCGGTCGTGCCGCCCGTGGGAGCGCCTTTGGCTAATTCCTTCAAGCAACCTGTCTCCAAGCCGAGTTGCCTTCGAGGTNCTTGAGGAAGTGAAGCCTGCAGGTCTTGAACTCGTCCCCNATAAGTCCCAATCGNAGCATCCAGCATCTGAATGCGTACTTTTCGTTNTNGGTGACNGTTCTTCTTGCGGAAGCTTTCTTCTGGGNCAATGCNTGGTGGCAAACCGCAAGGCAAAACTGTATGTAGGCTTTAATCTCTCCTGCGTGGGTGGTTGAGTTGAAAAGTCTGAACTCTACCGTGCCTTTTGTGAAGGTTGCGTGGAGGTTCAAGCCGTGGTAGCGTGTGCTGTTGTAATGGCGGTCCCTGCCGTTGGGGTCTTCTGCGTACCAGATGTCCGCAAGCTGCGCCATCGTCTTTGGTTTCCTGCGGTTGATGGTTTCAAGTAGCGCCTCGTTGGTCTTTTTGCAGTAACGGAGGCGTCTCGGGTCTATCTGCAGGGCTTTGTAAAGAATGTCCTCCTTGCTCGCGATGATGTTCACTATGTTTCGAAGGGTCTGCGGTGTGAACCGCTCCGCCCCAACATGTACGTGGATTCCGCAGGAGGTGTTTACAATCGCTCCCTTATGCCTTAGCTGTCTGACCAGTTCCTGCAAGTCCTCAATGTCATCGCAGGCAAGGATCGGGCTGACCACTTCGGTCTTGTAATCATCCCCTGCGGAGGTTCTTGAGCCGCCGACCTTCTTTTCCGCTATGATGCTTGAGTCGTACATTGCCTTCCAGGTTCTGCCCTTGGTGTCCTTGGCTTCGTAGGTTCGGTATGATCCGCCTGCGTAGACGCTTTCCGTTCCAAAGTAGTCGGCGATGACCTTGCCCGCCTGCTCTCTAGTGATGCCTGTCATTTCAATTTCAATTCCGAATTTCTGCGTTTTCATATGTTCTCATCCTTTCAAATTGGTGTGTTTTTCCTTTTGGTAGTACTATATATCACTCTAAAAGCACATATTATCCAGTACTATTTTTGAATAAACACAACTATTTTTAAGGCTGAAAACCCCATGAATTTCACGAATCTTGTTCTTCTATTGCCGTGTACCTCGGGTAGTCGTACCCTTGCTGTTTACCAAAATCCTCTCACCCGTCAGCAGGTTAATAACCCTGATGCACCTGATTTCTCCGCTTGGCTTGAACCGCCATCGTCTTTTTCAATCCAAGGCTGATCCTCAAGCAAGTCCTTTGTGAATTCTTTAAAATCAAGATCGTTAAGTGCGACCTCCTTGGCAACCTCGTAAGCTGACCCGGTGAATCCTTCTTTTTTGGCAATTCTGGTCGAATCTCTTAGTTCTTCGATATCGACCATTTTTCTTCCAAACAAAGCTCTCATTCTGCTCACCTCTCTTCCTTTTTCGCAAGCAGTCGAGCCTTGTGTTTCTCCTCGTCAGCGGCGGTACGGAAGGCTGTGTGCCCTTTTAGTCCCTTGAGCAATGCTTTCCTTGATGCCTTGCCGCCTTCGCCTGTAATCCCCAAACGTAGAAGCCAAACTCGAAGGTAGTATTTTTCGTTTTCTGGTTTCTGCTCCTTAGGACTCACCCGTTTTACTTCCTTTGCCTGTGCCACCATGAAGGCAGCCAATTCCGCATATGCTCTGTTCTTGTCAGGGTTGTCCGAAAGAGCAAAGGTGAAGGTGACCTTCTCTTCATCAAAAGACATACCACGGATGGTCTCTTTATTGCCGTCCGTTTTAGAGAGAGCGAGGAAAGCTTCCTTGGATTCAGGCGGGTTCGTTTCGAGATCCTTAATCAAATCCTCGCTAACAGAAAAATTGGTGCGCCCCACCACCCGGTTCAATAGGTATTGCTTGCTGTGAAGCATAAAGATCAGGTTGCGAAGAGCGTTAATGTCCATACCATCGGTTGGAACGCTTATATTCAATTCCGCTATAGCCGACTCAAGGTAGCCGAGTTCTGTCAAATGTTCTTTCAATTTCTCACCAGCCTCTTCGGTTTCGCAAGTTACCGCGCCGTCACGGTCAATTGTGAATTCTCCGACCTTATATGCGAAGGTTGGCGGGCCGAGGTAGCTTTGCTCCTCACCCGTGAACTCGCTGATTGCCTTGACCAGTGCTTTTCGGTTATCAGTATTTGTCTTGATAATCATGTGATGTTCCTCCTTTATTTTTTGGTATTACATACATCACTCTGTAAGGCACATAAGTCAAGACAATCTCTTATTGTTGACAATTCATTCCCGCAATTTTTTTGCCGATGGCATAGACCACGTTCACGGTCACTCCATTGCCTGCCTGCTTGTAAAGCTGGGCATCGGAATTGACCTCTGCTGCCTTCTCGAACAGGTCATCGGTAAAGCCCTGGAGTCTGAAACACTCCCTTGGAGTCAGCCTGCGGATGCGTACCAGCTTGCCGTTCCACACCACTACACCGACCGCGCCTGAGCAGGAAATAGCATGGGCAAAGCCCTGTCCGACCCTGGCACGGCGTGTTTCGGAAGACGGATAAGCCAGGTCGACCGAATCGCCCGGGTAAGCTGTCTGGTAGCCCTGCTTCGTTCCGTTTCGCAGCTTGATGCCGTCCGGAGTGTGTTTTAAAGGCTCGTTGTGATCCTGCTCTGGTCCGTCATTGTCCTTTTCTACTTCAAGTATGACCCCGTGCCTGTCCTGGCCCGTGAGTGTGAACATGGGCTCGCCACAATCTTTCATCCTGCGTCCATTCTGCCGTTTCTCCACTCGGTCGGGAGTCAGTACGGGGTAAGCTTTAATCAGAAGATTGTCTTTTGCCACTGTGCTGATGGTGTTGCTGCAGCCATCGGTTCTAGGTTTCAAACGGGTCATATTATGTCGGCTTTCTTTTAAGTCCCCGTTTTCATATGACTGCCGGATGCTCTTGCCATATTCTGTACGAACTGAGCGAAGGACGGCGGCATCCTCATCATTTTCCTCTCCTACTTCAAGAACAGCACTGTTCATGGCGGTACGCTTCGTAGCACCCGCCGTATACCTGGCTGTAATGCACCGGGCCTCTTCCGTAATCTTCGGTGCGCTTGTGGGCTGGTCTATAAGGTAAAGGCCCGTCTTTGCGCCAAGACCGCCGGCACCGCTGGCAAGTGTGACGGAAACACCGGAGGGATCATAAACCCGGTATCCCTGGCATCCGTCTATAATCTGCTTAAGATTTCCACAGCTTTCTGTGCCGACAGGTAGTATTTCTCGTCCGCCCCTGCTTCTAAGATGTCCGATAGTGTACACTCGTTCACGGTTTTGGGGGACTCCGTAATCTTTGGAGTTGAAAACCTGCCACTCGACATCGTACCCAGCTTCGCCCAGTTCACAGAGATATTCGAGGAAATCCCATCCGGCATTGCTTGAAAGAAGGCCTTTAACATTTTCGAGGATAACCCACTCGGGTTTATCTTCTTCCGCTTTGCCTTTGAGGAGGTCAATGAAGTCAAAAAAGAGTCCGCTTCGCTCACCGTGAAGCCCGCTGCGTCCCCCTGCAATAGAGAGGTTTTGACAAGGGCTTCCCGCAGTCCATATATCTGCTTTAGGAATGCCATCTGCTCTGAGTTTTGTGATGTCATCTCCGTACCATTCTCCTTCCGTATCATATATAGCACGGTATGACCGCACCGCAAATTTATCCTTTTCACAAAATCCGACACACTTCATGCCGGCCAATTCCAAGCCGCGGCGGAAACCTCCGATGCCGGAAAAGAAATCAATAAAAGTAAGTTGTTTTGTATCAGACATGGTTGTCCGCTCCTTTCAAAAATAAAAGGCACGGAGCACTCCATGCCTTAACTGTCTGTATCTTCAGTTGTATTTGCTACCGCTTTCCGGACCTCGGCATAGGGAACACGAACCCCGCCACGAAGTAAAAACACACTTGTTGAATCTCCTGTCGCTTCCACAAAGCGGTTCACGATGACATCCGCAAATTTCTCATCCAACTCAATACCGTAGCAGATACGCCCTGTCTGCTCGCAAGCGATCAGCGTGGAGCCGCTTCCTAGGAATGGGTCAAGCACGATGCAGTTGCTCATGCAGGAATTCTGGACCGGATACGCCATCAAAGCCACGGGCTTCATGGTCGGATGCTCCTTTGAGGATCTCGGACGGTCATATTCCCAGACGGTTGTCTGCTTGCGGTCTGTGTACCACTGGTGCTTGCCGCCTTTCTTCCATCCGAACAGACACGGTTCGTGCTGCCATTGGTATGGGGAGCGGCCAAGGACTAGCGAGTTCTTTTTCCAGATGCAGCACCCGGAAAGATAGAACCCGGCATCGGCAAATGCCCTGCGGAAGTTAAGCCCCTGGGTGTCTGCGTGGAACACATAGATGGAAGCATCAATTTCCATGTTCTGCTCCATATTGACGAAGGCTGCAAACAGGAACTTATAGAAATCCGTATCAGACATATTGTCATTTTGAATCTTCCCTGCGGTTTCCTCCACGTTTACGTTGTATGGGGGATCTGTCACCACAAGGTTCGCTCGATTGCCTTCCATGAGGGCGGCATAGGTTTCAGGCAGGGTTGAGTCACCGCAAATAAACCTATGCTTTCCAAGTAGCCAGACATCACCCTTCGTTGATATGGTCGGCTTCTTTAGAGCCTCGTCAACATCAAAATCATCTTCTTTGATTTCCTTGTTATGGACTTTGGAGAAAAGCTGCTCGATTTCCGGCGCTTCAAAGCCTGTAAAATCCGTATTGAAGTTTGCCGTCTGCAAATCCACAATAAGATCAGCTAGGAGTTGCTCGTTCCAGACACCTGTTATTTTATTTAGGGCGATGTTCAGAGCCTTGACCTTGTTCTCGTCCTTGATTTCAACGACCACACACTGCACTTCGGTATAACCCAGGTCTTTCAGGACCGTCAGCCTTTGGTGCCCGCCGATGACCGTCAAATCGTAATTGACAATGATGGGTTCAACATATCCGAACTCCAGAATGGAGCTTTTGATTTTCTCGTATTCCTTGTCTCCCGACTTCAGTTTCTTGCGGGGATTGTATTCTGCCGGACGGAGAGCATCCGTAGGCAGCGACTGCCATTTCATTTCACTCATGGTTTACCTCCTCATATTTGGCAGGACTTTCATATGGATCTCTGCCCTCTTCCTCCCACCAAAACCTGTCATGTACATAACATTCGTGGCTGCAGTATTTTCTGTTCTTGTTTCCATAAACGGTAAAAGACTTGCCGCAGTAGACACAGGTCTTCTCATATAAGGCCGTATCCTTTTTCTGCACGACCTCTGGGTGTGCAGCCCACCATCCACGTCTGCATTTGTCCGAGCAGAACTTGCGCTTGCGTCCTGTCTCCGGCTGTTTGATATCTTTACCGCAGCACAGGCAGGCTTTACCTTGCTGCATCTGTTCTTTCATATTCACAGTCAACTCAGCTGCATAGCCGTCAAGGTTGTGGCTCTTGCAGTAGTTGCGGACCACGTCACGGGAAAGACCTACAACCGAAGCAATGGCCTTGTATCCGACTCCTCGCATGCGCAGTTCCCGTATCTGTTTTGTTTGAAAATATGTCATTGCTTCACATCCTTTCGCTAAAATTTTCTATAAAAAAAGACCGCAAAACCCTGCGTTTGAGCAAGTGTTTTACAGCCTTTTCAGCTATAATCCGGCGAAAGCCGTAGAAAACCAAAGTGAAAAAGAACTCCTTGTTTCACGGCACTTTCGCTATTTCTTATGAATTTTCGTGTGTATTCCGGCGCCTTCGGGGTATCCCCCCTGGTTAATTCTGCGATTTTTCACACGGTTGGGGGCGGCGGTCTTTCGGCACCCACGCTCTAGAGATTTCGACCGCCCCTGGGGGTGGTCAGTACCGGAATTCCTGGTACCTATCCTCGGTCATTGTCTTGGTGTCGTGGCACGGCTTGCACAGCGGCTGCCAGTTGGCTTCGTCCCAGAACAAAGCTTGGTCACCCCGGTGCGGAATGATGTGGTACAACCACCGTGGCTTTCACAAGCCTGCCCTGATCCATGCACTTCACACACAAGGGATGCGCTTTCAGAANCCTGGTTCGTGCCTTGCGCCATCTATTGTTGTAGCCTTTCTCCTTTGTACCCTTTACATCTGATCGGTGCATAGTTGCGTGTTCCTCACAGTACTTAGCTCCGTAGGGAACAAGCCGGCAGCATCCTGGGTGCTTGCACGGGGTGTTTGGTCTTCGTGGCATGGCTTACTCCTCCCAAGGAAGCAGTGCCTTGCCGAAGTGGCCATAAGAACTGACACAGTTATAATCTACATCCAACAGGTGGAGTGCTTCAATTATTCCTCGTGGAGTAAGGTCGTAGTTGTCCCGGATGAAGTCTTGAATGAAATCCATCGGCACATGATCGGTACCGAAGCACTCAATAGCTACAGACACAGGCTCGGCAATGCCGATGGCATAGGCAAGCTGTACTTCACAGCGTTCTGCGTACTCAAGACTGACAATGTCCTTTGCTATCTTCCTCGCCATGTAAGCCCCGCTTCTGTCCACCTTCGTGGGATCTTTGCCGGAGAACGCACCGCCACCGTGACGACACATCCCGCCGTAGGTATCGGCAATTATCTTTCTGCCTGTCAGGCCGCTGTCTGCAAAGGAGGAACCAATGACGAATCTCCCCGTGGGATTCACGAGTTTTTCAAAGTCAATGTTCAGTCCATAGTTCAAAGCCGCCATCTCCATGACCGCTTCTACAATAGGCTTGATCTCATCAACAGTCACATCTTCACGATGCTGGGTGCTGATAAGGAATGTGGTGATGCGGCCCTTTTCGTAATCATAAGAAACCTGGCTCTTTGCATCCGGCAGAAGCATGGGATTGTTAATGTCTCGAAGCAGCCGCAATGCATGTGTGGCAACGGCATAGGGAATCGGCATAAACTCAAGTGTTTCACTCGTGGCATAACCGAACATCATGCCCTGGTCTCCTGCGCCTTGATTGCCATCAACACCGAGAGCTATATCCGCACTCTGCTTGCTGACCAGGACTTTTACCTTATATTTGTCGACATCGGAAAGCCCGATGCGGTTAAGAACCTTTGCAACCAGAACCTTATAATCAGGTGTGTGCTTGGAGCTTATTTCTCCTGCAATGATTATGTCATAGTCCTTGATTAGACACTCCGCTGCCACACGGCTATTTCTATCGTACTTCAGACAGTCAGTAACGATTGCGTCCGAAATCTGATCGCAGATCTTATCCGGGTGTCCGCACGATACTTGTTCGCTTGTAAAAATCATACTTTATCACTCCTTTCGTATGTACGGATGCGTGAAAGGATGAAAGACGCATCCGGCCAAAGAAAAAGAGCCTGAGGTCAAGCCCCAAGCCCTTGTATACTTTCCTGGCAATTATAAGTATAGTACGAAAGAAATGAAAAAGCAGTACACATTTAGTACACCTTTAGTACACACTCCATCTTATCAATTAGATTTATGTTTATATCTTGATTGTCAAGAACTTAAAAAAATTAAGAACAAACTATTAATCATGGGGAAAACATGAGAACTGGCCGCATTGCAAAACCATCACTTGTTGTTCCTTGTGTCATTTTATATACTGCTATGTTTTGATTCTTAGCAATATTAATGAGGGCATTTTCAGTATCAACATCACAGTTCTTCCCAATGTAAACCTGATGAGGCTTCAACCCGACATAACGACTCGGATGTGTTTTCGGCAACGATAGTCTAAATTCTTTTTCATAGGACCAGTCAATTCCCTTAATGTTATCAAGTAACTGTATGATGAACACTAAAGTAAGATCATATAATACTATATTTTTATTCCCTAATGCCAACTGCTTTTTCTTTTCTGTCAAAGCATACTCAGCGAACTTAACCATATAATCTGAAATATCGATGCGGGCATCCAGGTATTGTATTGGAAATGCAAAGCTCCTAATCATAGGGCTCTTAGAAGTTTCATAAGAGACACAGTAACCTCGATGGTTATTCGAATAATGTGCCCACATTGGCATATTCATGTAATTGGTCGCTGATAATGAAGTCCCTATGTGATAAGAAGCAAAATCATCAATCAACCTACCTCCATGTTCTTTCAAGACCTCCAAGTTTTTCAACTCATCAGGGTTATAAAAAATAGCTCTCCCGTCAAATGGATCGTTGAATTGACTTAACTCCGCTAGAAAAACTTCCTTGTTTTTAAGCGTTTTTATCTTCAATTCATTCAATCTTTGATCATCGGTTATGGAATGAAATTTATAGAGGATTTCAGGCAGGTATAATCTAGTAATTGTAAAAATTTGTTTGAATATTTCTTGTCTGATTTCGACAGGAAAACTATTGATTACTTTTACTGCCTTTATGTAATCCATCGGGCTTTCCTTTGACCATTGCTCTTGATTCCAGGTGCTTGATTCAATAGGTTTATATTCATGCATATTGAGTTTGTCATCTGGAGATAATCGCATCACATTATGCATAGCATCACTCCCATTTTTAATATAAAAACTCTAATAAGTTAATTATACTAAACGCTTGTCATTATAACCACATATTAAAATCCTCAAATACCCCCACTTGAATTTGAATGGCCTTCGTGATTTGACTCATGAGTGACTTACTGCTTATATATCCCCTTTTTTCCAGTAACATACTTTTATCTATGCTGTCAACTTGTTCCGCCAAAGCCACACTAGGGTAGTCCAATCCACACCCGGCTGTTACTGGAATGTACACATGGGTTGGAAGAAACCGCTTCTTGTGTATTTTTGAAGTTAGAGGCACAACGGTGATAACCGGAGAATAGGCATTGGCTCTATTATTACTTACTACAACCACAGGACGGACTCCACACTGTTTTCTCGTATCTATGTTCTTGCCGAAATCAACGAAATAAATATCTCCTCTTTTACACATCGCATTCACCTCAACTTAAAATGTATTCTGCTATTTCTTTGTCGTGGATGGCATATAAGATTTGCAATTCACGAATTGCCTTCTTTCGGTACTTTGCCACCATCGTCCGGCTGACATGGTACCTGTCAGCCAGATCATCCCATGTCATCCCTTCGATGACCATATCTGAAATGAAGTCCGGGAGAATGCCACTCAAGGAAAGAACAGCTGCCTCGAAAAAGATTAATTCCTCTGCAAGCATCGAATGTTTCTTTTCCAGATGCTCCCGCCACTCAAGGTTGATTCGCTCCATCTTGTTCCTATATTTCATGGCGATGGTTGCTGTCTTTTCTGAAACACCGCTCGTCTGAACACGCTCACCTTCTGGATGGGAGAAGTACATAGAGTCAATCATCTCTGTTTCAGTGATGCCTTTAAAATTCAATATCTGGTTTTCAAGACAAGTTCGCTCCATCACCATCTGCTGATATTCCTGCATTATTTTTTCTATCCTTTCGCTCATACTGCACCTCCAATCCTGGCTTTGACTGCTTCAATAAGCGCAGACTGCCTCATATCCTTTGCTTCCAGCGCCCTCATCACATCCTCGTCATGTGTGCCACGGGTGACGATGTGATGAATCACAACGGTGTTTTTCTGACCCTGCCGCCAGAGCCTTGCGTTCAACTGCTGATATAACTCTAAAGACCAGGTAAGCCCAAACCATACTACAGTGGAGCCGCCTTCTTGAAGATTAAGCCCATGTCCTGCCGAAGCAGGATGGATCAGCGCCACAGGTATCTTCCCTGTGTTCCAGTCCTCAATATCCTGTGGGGTATCGATGCATCTGACATCAAACCGCTCACGGATACGCGCCAGATCATGCTTGTACCAGTAAGCCACGAGAAGGCGGTTTGCCGTTGGCAGCTTCAATACAAATCCTCCAGTGCATCCAACTTCCTGTCATGAATGACGTAATTTACTTTTTTATCCTCTCCGTACACTGCTCCATTTGCCATCTGCAGCAGTTTGTTTGAAAGTCCCGCAGCATTGATCGCATCAATTTCCTCGCCCTTGATGGACAGAACCATATCTTTCTGAAAAATGTCGTAAAACTGCTGCTCCTTCTGATCCATCGATACCTCAATGTGGTTACTGATTTTTTCCGGCATATCGAGGAAGTCCACAGCTTTCATGGAAATGCATATATCAGAAATCAGATCATAGATAGCTTCTTCTGCTCCATCTCGTGGTTTATATGAATAAATGATTTCGCGGTTTCGCTTATCAGGCTTGAAGAACCTATCGCGATATCCTCCGATAAACCGTCCTAACCTTTGCCCCCTATCAAGCAGATACATCTGAGGCCATAAGTCAAGAAGCGAGTTTGGTGCAGGAGTGCCTGTTAGCCCTATGACCCTCTGAATTTTTGGGCGGACTTTCTTCAAAGCCTTGAACCGCTGTGCCTTATTGGATTTGAAACTGGAAAGTTCATCAATGACCACAGTATCGAAATCCCACTGCCAATTTTCAACAAGCCATGTCACATTTTCACGATTGATAATATAGACAAAGGCAGGTTTGTTAAGTGCAGCTTCTCTCTGCTTCTGACTGCCAAGAACCAAAGAGTATGTCAGTCCCGTTAGATGCTCCCACTTTGCCAGCTCCTTCGGCCAGGTATCTTCTGCCACTCGCTTGGGAGCGATAACGAGAATCTTGCCGATATCGAAGTTATCCAAAGCTAAATCCCATATAACGGTCAAAGCAATGATACTTTTACCCAATCCACAATCCAGGAAGATGCCGCAATCCGGATGCTCTTTTATAAAATCAATGCAATACAGTTGATACTGATGCATAAGATTTTTACTTAGTTTTTCCATGCACTAAATCCCCTTTCCTGATATGCTCACGAGCGTGTTCGCTCTGACTTGAAAGCACTTCAATATTTTCAGGACGGTTATTCCTTTTATCTCCGTCAATATGATGAACAACCTCTCCCGGTCGCAATTGCCTACCCAATTTCATCTCGGCCACGATTCGATGCATATGTCTGCCATTCAACTTAATGTAAGTCTTTTCTTCACCTTCGCCTAACCGCAAGAGAGCAAGTTTTGTTCTGACCTCATCGGTCATGCGGTTTGGATTTAGACGGCGATTCAGTTCCGACAAATCCGGCCTTCGATTATACCCCTCAGGATTATGTTTTTTGGAAGCGTGTTTGTAATGACAATCCTGGCAACAGAATTTTCTGTCTTTGCGATTAGACTCAAATTCCTTGCCGCACCACTGACATTTCAATTTCATCAAGCACACCTCCAATCTTTTCTTTATTGTCCACGCAGTAGACTTGAAAGCCTAACTCTGTCAGCTGCCTTGCCCGTTTCTCTTGCAAGGGTCGCATGGTTCTTCTGGGGGCTTTCAATTCCACAAAAGCCAGCTTGCCACCTGGGAAAAGGACAAGACGGTCGGGCACCCCATCGAGACCGGGGGATACAAATTTGACAGCAAGCCCACCACGCTTTTTTACTTCGGTGACCAATTTTCTCTCTATTAAACTTTCTCGCAAAAGACCATCTCCTTTCAGCACTTGTGCCTATGTTTCGTGCCTAAGATAAAAACTTCTATACGCGCGTACGCATACATACACGTGCCTATTTCCTTTATTTAATATATTTTTATTGCTCATTATGGTTTTTTATAGGCACGATAGGCACAAACCCTCCAAACCAACCTGTTTTACTACCGTTTTCGGCTGTGCCTTTCTACGTGCCGACGTTTTTTTACGGAACGATAGGCATGTGCCTAACTCTCCGATTTCATGCCTTGCTTTTCTCTGACGAAGGTCTTCTGCGGACCGTAAAGGGGGTAATAGGTCTTTCCGGTTTTGTTTGAGGTCAGTTTCTGCCACCCCCCGATACGAGTCAAAATGCCTTCGATTTCATAAGAATCGGTGCGTTTAAGGTTCTGGCGCTCCTTGCCGAAGCATTCACACCAGATTTCCATCACGCAGACCTTGTCGCGGCTGATAGTCCCTGCTGTAGCTGCACCGTCAAACTCGCTACCGCCCAGAAAGCTCCTTCTCTGATAAAGATCCATGCCATCCCAGTTCTCTGGAAGCAGATGATCAAGGTAATCAGTTACAATGCCCTCACGGTCATCGGACTCCATTGCCTGTTGCTGAGCAACATAAGCTTGAGCTGCCACTTCGCCTTTAAGGAACAGCTCCTCTCCGGCACGATACTTCACAATGGCCTCAGCCCAAACCTGGTCGACCTCAGTTAAGTCCCAGGCATTATATTTCCCACTGCCCGTAACATGCACGGGCCAGAAACGTCTGTTTCCCGTGATGTCACGGAGGAAGCCGCTCTCTGCGTTTGTTGAACCTACGATGATGTTGGTTCTTGGATGACTTTCTACATTGACACCATAGGACTGACGGAATTTATCGTCTGTGCGGCTGATGAAGGATTTGACTGTCTCCACATCCACCTTCTTGATGCCCGCCAACTCTCCAAGCTCCAGAATCCAATAGCCCTGCAATTTCTCAGCTGCAGTCTTATCCTTCATATCCGAAATGGACAGACTGTCCGAGTACCACTGCCGTCCAAGAAGAGCAAAGAGTGTGGACTTGCCAACTCCCTGCGGACCATTAAGAACAAGGATGGAGTCGTACTTGATGCCGGGCTCATATACACGGGCAACAGCGGCACAAAGTGTCTTTCTTGTAACTGCTCTGACGAATGCGGTATCGTCTGCACCGAGATAATCTATAAGTAAAGTGTCAATACGTTCCTCCCCATCCCATGTGAGGGTTGCCAGATATTCCTTAATTGGATGGTAGGTGCGTTCTGCAGATGACACCGCTAGTAGCGCATCCTTAAATTTAGTAGGTGACCAGATCCCGTACACCCTCTCAAAGTACACTTTTGCGCAGGCAAGGTCTGCATCACCCCAACCGGGACGAACTTGGCTCCACGGCAGTTCTCCAATCACATCAAGCATACTTTTGAACTCGTTGTAGACTATTGGTTTGAGGTTGTTGTCATAGCGGATAATATTAGCAATATTAGTCAGGGTATCTTTAACCCTCCCCTGTTTGTCCAGCTCCAGAAGGGTCTGCCAGTTTTCTTCATCCACTGCATCAAACTCCGCCATAGCCTGACTCTCGCGCTCTTTTGCAAGGCGCAGCTTCACCTTTTCGTCATCAACGACAAATTCCTGCATGGCTTTGAAGGATGGCAGCTTGGAGGATTCTGTGTCCTCGTCCGCTCTGGCATCCAGACCACCGAACTTATGGATTCGCACCAAATCAAAGGCATTCATGAGATGCCCGCAAGCAGGATCGGTAGCATGATGGCTGTATGCATATTTATCTTCATAAATAACTACACCCGCCTGGGAGTCAGCAGGGATATAGTCATAGCGACCGGTCATCTCACTATTGCGATATACATCAGCAATGAAAGTATCTATGGCATCCGTTACTGAGTAAGTACGGCAGAAGGCACCTACCATTCCGGGCTTTTCAAGAGGGTTAGCCTGTTTCTTGACCTCACGTTGCACCACAGTCTGCTGCCTTTTTGAAACAGGCCATTCTGCTGAATTGTGCCAATCTTTATATTTGGCAAGGACTGTATCGGGGTCAAGGAGATCTCCGTCTATCTCACGGAATACGAACTCTCCGTCAACTGAGGTAGAAGGCCAGTACATCAACCGGCTCGGTTCATAGGTGGTGTCGTCGAAGAGCTCAATTCCGATTTCCTCAGCTACCTTTCTCGCTATCGCAGAGTATTCTTCAGGCGATGCCTCACGGGCAAGCGGGATAATAAGGCGTAATCGCGGTTTTTCTGCTGTGTGCTTATGGGTTGAGTAGAAATAGCATTTGAAGGAAAAGAACATCTCGATCTGTTCGATGGTGTCAGGCAGTGCGTAGTCCATATCCAGGCATAGCCCAGAGCGGGTCAGGACACAGTCCTTTTTTCGTCTACCTTCTTTTAAGGTTCCAAGGACAAACCCGCCCACATCCTTTATGTCATCCTGTTTTGCCTTGGATAGTTTTCTATACTGCTCAACGGTTTCGGCGGTTCTGTGAGTGGTGGATATGCGGTCGCGGAACTCGTCCAGCTCCATTTCCGTCAGGTTCCACTGTTTGTCCATACGGGAATTGCCCGTACAAAGCCTTATTTTCATCTGCATTCCCTCCCTGCGGTAAAGAGTTCAATATTTCTTACGGTTCGCTGACGAAGCCTCCTTGCTTCCTTAAACCTTGTCGTGTACTCGCGATATTCATCTGATTTCTCCGGATGGTACATTGCCTTATCGGCATACTCCTGCATCTGGGCTACATATCTGCTCTCCAGCCCATAAAGGAATGCAATCAGTCTGTCCTTATCCGCTTCCGATGAATATCTGTGAATCAGAGAAAAGACCTTCCTGGCTTTGTCCAGAGTACAGGGGAAAAAGTAATCAAGGTTCAGCTCCATATATCCTGTGGGATACTTTATCTTAAGTTTTCTGGCATCCGCTTCTGCATTGCGGATGCCTTCATATGCGGTCGGATCATAGTAACCTTCCGCGTTATATTTGCTGATTCCCAAAGAAACACACCCCCCTATGCGCTTAGCCTGCGTTCAATGACTGGCAACAAGCCGCACTCATTTTTCAGCAAGTCGTAAAGGAACAATCTGCCCTTCTGCGTCCAGTAGGTGTGCATTGCACTTCGTTCAGCATCAATGGCATATGTCTTGGACTGGGTGTAACCTTGGTCGGCATAATTTTGGTATAAGAGCCATGTGTTACACTGCTTGAACTGAACACCAAGGTCGTGAAGCATCTTATTAAATGCCTTACCGGACATTCCGTAATCTTTCGCAATTTGGCTGACAGGGATAACACTCTTATTCTGTAAAATCAAATCGTAGTAGCTGGCTTTCGGCTGCAGTTCGCAAATGATCTGCCTGCTTTGCGCATTCTCAAGCTCCAGAAGTTTGATTCTCTCTTTTTCTGCCTTCAATTCCTGAAGGGCGGATATAAAGAGGTCCGGATCATTCAGTAGCTCCTCTTTGGCATAAAGGCCGTGCTTTCTGACAGTTGGGATAACATCATCAAAAACCCATCGTTCAAACTTTTCTGCAGATGGCAATTTACTGTTAACAATCAAACGGTAAAGGTCACCCTCGGGAATAAAGAGCATTTCAATTGTTTTCTCAGGCGATTGTGGATGCGGTATGCCTCGTTTTAGGGCATACCTGCAATGTGCATCGATAGCATTCTGTGGCTTGGCATAGCCAAGCGCCTTTGCCACATCGCTGCCGCAGAATAGTGGCTTGCCATCCTGTTCCAGTGTTCTAATCTCACCAAACTCGATATTTTTGAAAATCTTAATATTACTCATAATTTTTCATCCTCCTAATCTTTTTTATAGAAATCACATTCGTAACCATCAGCTCTTAGTGGCAGCCCTGCTGCCCAGTCAGGAGCGACCGACATTATCCTGCATATATCTTCAACACTTGAATATCCTTCTGGAACCTCCAGCACAGCTTCATCATGAATGTGCATCACAATTTCAAACCCGCTGTTGCGGAGCCTGAGCATGGCAAGCGCCAAAAGGTCACGGCTTGTTGCCTGAACGATGTTCTCGACCAACTTCGGCCCATAGGTTTCAATCCTCATCCATTTTTTGCTTTCGCCAATCCCCTCATAAGTCAGGCCCTCACGGCCAAACTTGTTGGTTTCGAGTCTCGGCTTGATATAAGATAGCTTTCTGCAGGAGGGCAGTGTGACAAACAGGATGCCGGACTTGTAAGAAAAACACACCTTGCCGACGACCTTTTCCTTCTTTTCACGGACAGCCGTGGTGGCGGCTGCATCTACATCCCACCAGAACTTTGTAATGTGGGGATTCGCGCTTCTCCACTGATTGACCAGTATGGGCAGTTCTTCTTCAGTCAAACCCATGTCCAATGCACCCATTGAGGTTAAAGCTCCTACTGATCCACCGTAGCCCAAAGCCAGTTCTGCGATTTTTCCCTTTTGCCTGAGCGGGCTCCCTTTTGTTATTTCTTCAATGGGAACACCGAACATGGCGGATGCCGATGCCTCATAGATCTTGCCGTGGCTGGCAAACACATCAAGACGCCATTTCTCACCAGAGAACCAGGCCAGCACTCTTGCTTCAATTGCAGAAAAGTCCGCTACGATAAAACGGGTACCAGGCTTTGGCACAAAGGCGGTCCGAATCAGTTCCGACAACACGCCTGGAACGGAGTCAAAGAGCAAATCCACATCCTCATACCGACCTTGTTTTATAAGGCTTCTGGCAAGAGCCAAATCCGCCAGATGGTTCTGTGGCAGATTCTGAACCTGGACAAGCCTTCCTGCCCAACGTCCTGTGCGGTTCGCCCCATAGAATTGAAGCAGACCGTGGACCCTCCCATCCGAGCAGACGGAGCGCTCAATGGCTTCGTATTTCTTGACTGAGGTTTTTGCCATCAGGAGACGGAGCTTCAAGACTTCCAGAACTTCTCCGTCCGTTTCTGAAAGAAGCCCCTTGACCGATTTTTTATCAAGGCTCTCCACCTCGACACCTCTGTCCATAAGCCATTCCTTGATTTGGGTGACAGAGTTGGGATTGTTAAGCCCCGTCAGCTCATAAGCCTGCTTAGTCGCCATATCCTTGTACCGGAGATCGCACTCAACTGCGTGGGCTACCAGGTCGCGGTCTACCAGGATGCCTCTGTCGTTGATTTCCTGATCGAGCCTGTAGAGTTCCATCTCGCTGTCGGGAATCTGAAAATTCCTGAGTTTCCACCTTATCTCCCGTTCCGCATCCACATCTCGGATGCAGTAGCTTTTGAACATCTCCCATTTTTCAGGCGCGTGTTCAGGCAGGTTTCTGGTCCTTCCCTCGTTTGTCTTGGTGGGCTTGCATGGGATGGAGAAATACCTGACCAGGTCAGTTCCCTCCTTCAGCTTTTTTTGCTGAATATCCAAAACCTCGCCCACGCCTTCAAGCGACAGAGGAAGTGCAAGCATAGCCGACTGGACCGCTGTGCATTGCCAGGAATCCGGTGAAAGAGGTGTGTTCAGGTATCTTGAAAGACAGGTCCTTTCGAACGCCGCGTTGAAAGCTGTCTTTATGACGCTCTCTTCGGTTAGCGCCTCAAGGACTTCTACGGGAAGCTCCTCCCCGCATGCCAGGTCCACTATTTTCGTTTCTTCATCATCGAATGCGTAGGCGAAGAGCAGAATTGTAAAGTTGGGACTGTCAACATAGGCGTAAACGCCGCATTTCGTCAAATCCACATCCGAATAAGTCTCAATATCTATTGATAAATACATTGCATCCTCTCCTTGTATGTAAAGGGCGGCAGTTGCCCACCGCCCGCAGTATTTCTTAGCCGAGGAAATCCTCATCTTCCGCAGTGTCGAAATCATCGGTTGCCCTTGATCGTCCTCCAAGCGTTTCGCCGTCCTTGAGTTTCTGGATGTTCCCAAGACCCGCCGCAACGCCGCGGTTGCCGTTGGAGTTGTATCCGTAGAAGGTTACGCTGACACGGCCGTAGCAGCCGGAGTACACTTCGCTTTGGTCAAGGATTGGCTGCACTTTGCCGTCCACCACCTGTGGGGCCTGTCGGCTGTTGGCATTGAAGAAATAGCAGCCTTTGTATGCTTCGTCATCCGGACGGTCGATATCGCCGTCACGAAGCGGAGTCTTGAGGTTGGCGGGTATCTTGCCTCCCCACTTGGAGGCAGAGTCCTTTTTGGCCTGTTCGATAGCAGCCTTGATTGCTTCAACGGTCTTGGTATCACTCTTTGGCACAATTGCCGAAACGCTGTATTTTGGATCGCCCCCGTTTACGGAGTCTGGCTCCCAGCAGTGAAGATAGGAAAAACGGCACGGTACGATAACCTTAGTTGCAGATATATTCTTGTTCATAATTAAACCTCCTGAAATTCCGCCGCAGCGGTAGTTCTATTGATTGCATCTCTTTTATCTGAATCCGGCACCAAGGTGACCTTGCCTTGAGGCTTGTACACCAAATGGCCGAGAATACGGGTGAATTCCTGTTTGCCCATAAGCCGTTCCATCTCTGTGATGGTAACCAACGAGCGTTTATAAATGTCTGTGTATCCAGCTCCCGTGGCGGCTTCCGCTACTTCATCCTCACTTGTGTATTTGCGGTTGCTTCGACCTTCCACCAGCTTGAATCCTTTCCACTCTTTGCCGTGGACGATAGCCTGATCCTGGGCGAAGGCATAGACATCGGCCGCCCACTTAGCCAGCTCATCTGATACTTTCAGCACCTCTGCGATCTCTTCGTCTGAGAGAAGGGCCGGTTGCCGAAACTCCATCTTCGCTATGGTGAGGAACTCTTCAGCTCTTGCCCTGCACTGGTTTCTCGCCTTGCAGAAGCGGCACCAGCTACCGGCATTGAATTCACCGGCTCCCATCAGCGCCATAGTGCCTCTGGGCTTTAGCACTTCCTCGCCCCAAGCCTTCAAAGCTTCCGGGGTGATATCCCAAGTGCTTGAATTGTTCAAACGCGGCTGAAAGATTGTAAGCCTTACGGTTTCCACATCGTAGAGCATTTCTGCCATTCCAAGGATGCCGAGTCCGTATATCATTAGCTGAGGATTCCCTTCAGCGTAAACGGCCACACCTTTTCCCATCTTAAGGTCAATTATGTGTGCCACCTTGTCTGTGACAATCACCATATCCGCAGTACCGAAGCATTCATCCACATACTCCGAAGCATCCACCCGTTGTTCGACAGTGAATATTGGGCTGCTGCAGATGCACTTTGCTTCCTCGATCTCGCCTATGACAAAAGACACATATTCATCCACGGCTTCGAGTAGCTCGTCCGAGTAATAATCGGACACAGGTCGTCTGCTTCTTTGTTTGAGGTGCTTTTTGATAAGGTACTCTGCCATAGCATGTCCGGCAGAACCCTCTGCCGCATATCGGGACTCCTCGTCTGCGAATTGCTCCTCAAGCACCAAAGACGGAGGACAGTTCAAGCGGCGGTTTGCCGCCGATGGAGAAAACCTAGCATGTCCACCCATTAAAGCACCTCGGCTTCCTTGAGGAGAGCTTCGTAATCCTCCGGCTTAACACCGGAGAGCTTTCCCGCATCGTATTTCATCAGCAGAGCCTTTACCTCACGGGTTTTGCCTTGCTGGCTCTTTTCGGCAAGAACCGCCCTTACATCCTCGATGCTTATTTTGCTTTCCTGCTTTGTTTCAGCAACTGGCGGCTGCTCTGTGGTTTGTCCTTCTGTGGAACAGGCCGCCAAGGTTCGATATCCGGCTGCGAGTTTTTCGAACCCGTCAGCTAAAGTTAAATAAATTTCACTCATTACAATCCATCCTTTCATTCAAATTTCAGCCCTTTGACTACGCTGCGGAAATGGACATCCACACGCTCATCAAGGATCAAAGTCTTGGGGCTTATCTGCCTAAGCTGCTCATCGTACATCCTGACCGGGATGCGGATTTCTTTGGCGGCTTCAAGTTCATATTCCATTCCTGCCGTTATTTCCGGGCCGATTAGCCATATCAGATCACAGTCCTTCATGAGCTCGATGCCGAGCTCGATTCCCTGTATCCTCTCGTGTTGGTCGTTCTCATCAAGGAACTGAGGAAAATAGAGATGCGGCACCACAGGCAGATAACCGCAACCACATATGATTCTGGCAGCGTACGCCGCCTTCTTGGTGTTCTTCTCGATGTCCCCACGGTAGGGGCTGCACACAAAAACCTTTTTCATTGCATTCACCATCCTTTCAAATTCGGGGGTGTATCCCGTGCTATTTGTTCAGAGCAAAGTCATTGAAAATACTGTTCATTATGGCGAGGTCGTTGCCGGACAGCTGCGCGCCGAGCCGTTCCAGCAATTCCTTCTGCTCGGGTTTCAGATACTTGCGGTTCATATAGAACNCATCCATAACCCGGACACCTCCGCCATATCGCCCACGTATAGTTTCCAGAGGGTAAGAAAGCGACAGGCAGTCGATATCGTTTCTTATGGTCCGAACACTGACTCCAAACTCAAACGCCAGATTTGCCATCGTCTCCTGCCTTCTGTGGCAGAGTGTTTCCATGATTTCCTGGCGTCTCTCGTTAGGTCCCATCGCTTTCTTCACCTCCTTCCCTTGCGCTGTGGCTTAATACTAAAAGTTAAATCGGCAGGTTCTTTTCCTATTAAGAAAAACTTTTTAGCGAAACTTAGGAAAAGAAAAATGCCACGAGTTGGCCAACTCATGGCTTAATATTACTGTTCTAACGCAGGTTTGCCCCGGACATGAAAAGTCCGTTTTTAACGCAAAAAAGGCCCCCTACAAGCTACGAATTTATATCGCAGTTTATAAGGAGCCTTGGAATTCCAGAAAAAAATAACCGGACAAAAAATGTCCGGTCGCTTAAGAAATTATTTGATTTTTATTCTTCTTTGCCTATCGTGTTACAGTTATTCGCCCTCAATATCTCATTGCATTCATAGATGGAAGAATGATGCTTTGTATTCAGAAGCAGCTGGTAGATTACGTGCTCCTCATCATATAGCTTGAAGGTGAATCCTGCCTTGTCGACCAAATCCATGCTGAATATCGGATGCAGCTGCAACCCGATGCAGATGGCCACTACATTCCCAAGTGAGGTAGAATAACTAAGATCATTTCTCATTCTCTGGATTGTTTTTGTTCCCACCTGTGAATTCTCAGCTAGTTTCTCCACTGTGCATTTCTGTCGCTTCATGTGAGCCGCTAGGGTATCTGCAAATGTTGGCGGCAGGGTCCTTGCAATGCTGGCGACCTGTTTTGCCTCGCTGCCGATTTTTCTGAACTCCTCGGCTCTTTCCTCAGTTGTCCTGTTTCGTTCCGAGTCGCTATATTTAAGCTCGACGATCTTCTCTGATATGGCATCTTTGAACAGCACAGCTTCCTTATAGTATTGGGCACCGTACCTGTCGTTCTGTCTAGCAGTCACATCGAAAATCAGGCAACATTCATCAATATGCTGTCTGGCGTAATCAGTAAGTTCCGCAAATCCCTCGTCATTAAGCCGCACATACTTGGAGTCGTTGATGCAGAAGTGGGCATCGACATAGATATACTTTCCGGAATCCAGAATTTTTCTGAACTCTTGATTCATCGCATATTCTTGCAAAGCGTCCTGAATACCGATGCTGAAAGTCTGATTGCGCTTCAAAGCCGACTTTTCGAATGTATGATTCCCTACATAGCGGTCATCTATATAGGTGTAAACTCCGATGGCTTCCGAATACCCAAGGTCGATCATCCGGATTTTGGCTGATATTCTCGACACCTCAAAGAACTCGGAAAGTTCGTATACCACGGATTCCAATATGTCAGCTGTATTGTCAGTCTGAAGAACACGCTTGTTTTTTTCTATCAGCTCCAGAATTTTCTGCAATGTCTGCCTTGCAGGCATCAGTATTCTTGGAGCAATATGATTAGCATGCCACTCCATCCAATCAAGCGGCGTCCTGTTTCTTTCGGGCCTTGTGCCTTCCTGGACTTGGCAAGTTATGGATCTGGCATCTTTGTTGTACAGCTTTTCTAGCTCAAAGAACTTCCTGTGGAGATCCCAGTGGACGCACTCGTGTATGATGGTATTGTTCATTGACCCGACGCTTCGCATGAAAAAGACATTGGGATCCACAAGGATTGTGCCTCTTTTCACAGGCAGCGGCTTATAGGCATTTGCACCGCTGTCATAATGCTGGAGTTCGCAGTCTGTGAAGACCATCTGCCCAAATATAGAGCAATACTTTGTAATATGTACTTCCTGGATATTGAGCCCCATCCTCTTGGCTATTTCACGGGCTGGTACCGCCATGGGTTTTGTCAGGGCTTCAGGGTAATATTTCTTCAGGAACTTTTCTGCAGCATCATCAAGCTTGTCCGTGCTGATGATAGGGACGAGATATTCAGACAGATGGGTTTCTTTGCTGTCCCGGTATTTATTATAGATGTGTATCCCTGTTATATCGAAGCTCTGAAGCCCGTCTTCTAAATCTGCAGCGCAGGAAATTCTGAACCACTGTTCCACGCCATCGGTTTCACGGTTTCTTCTGACTGTTTCCGCGACTTCAATTTCCGCGGCCACAACCACATCAAATAGTATACCGTTCCCCTCTGAATCAGTTATATTGATGGATATTATCCTGACATCATCCAATGAAGCTTCGTCAGGGCTTTCCACCACGTACGAATTGACATCCAATCTTCCCGGATTGCTTTCAACATATTCAGATAAAGCATTAAAGATGTCATCATAGTACATGTCCTTGATGACATCTCTAAACGAAGTAATTGCCATAAACACGCCTCCTGTGAATAAATCTATTTAATGAAGGGCGGCCTACAGTTCATGCACCAAAATACCTTGTGATTTATCCTCAGGAGGCGTTTATCTTGTTTTACTTATTTCCTCCATCCTCATCATAGGGACGCTTGAGCTGTATTATTTGCGGCTTGCTCTCCTCAACTAAAAGTGTCCCCTCACGCAGATGGAGCAGTTCCTCTATATCCTTGCGGTACAGTGTGATTCCATACTGTTTTAAAGTCCGCATAATGCTCGCAGGATTGAGTATCTTCTCTTCAATAAGAAGATCGATAGCCCCCTGGAAAATATTCTCGTTCAGAGAATATGGAGTATCTCCCGGTTCTTTTGTGCGCCATCCATTTTTGGATATTTGGCGCATCATATACTGGAACTGGTTATCGGTTATGATACCAAGCTGGTTGCTTCTATAAGCCATCGCTTGAATGGAAACTTTCCATTTTTTCTTAAGAAACTGGTAGTATTTAAGGTCCGTTGGATACGCCTGCACATCCTTGCTAAAACTGCTTTTCGGCAACAGAAAAGCGCTGGCAAACATATTGGCCTGTTTTTCACGGGCTTTGAATTCCTCTTTGGTGATGAGTTCGAGATTCTCGCTCCAAGGGTGGAGAAGAATGTGTCCAAGCTCATGAGCCATGTCAAAACGGATTCTGCCTTCCGGTCGCTGTCCAAGGGCAACTGCGATAAAATATATATCCCCGTTGCCAACTAAGGTTCTCTGGCTAAAGGCATCGATTTTGTTCTCTTGGGTATCGAAGCCCGTAATTATGATTCCGTTCTTCTCAAGAAGAAATTGCAGGTTCTTTATAGGTGCGTCCCCAATGCCCCAGAATTCTCTTAGCTGTTTGGCTATGGATTCGATTTGCTTCTGGGTGTCCTCGATTTTTTTGTCATCAAACTCATCATCGCTGCCATCAAAGGACACCTCAGGTAAATTGAGGGCTGGAAAATCAATATAGTTCATCATCACCTCGTAGATTTTCGCCACATATTCCAATTTTATGCTCTGTGCGGTCCTATTCATTTTCGTAGCACTTGCAAGCGAGCGGAAGTAAGTGACATCCGTTACTGTTTCCCAGGAGTCCTTTTGAAAGAAGAACTCATATGGAAAACTAAGGGATGAGGCTAAAGCCTGCACCCTTTCATGTTCCGGAGTATTTTTCTCATTTTCATATAGGGATAGCGACTGTTTGCTGATCCCAGTATTTTCTGCTAGTTCTGTAAGGGTACGCCCCCTAAACAATCTTGCGTTCTTTAGGCGCTTCCCATTAAATATTCGTCTATCCATAATACTTCATCTCCTGACTGTATTTGTCAGGCCTGTTTTTCAACTTCTCGGAGTTTTGGACGAAGTCCGGACTTGATTGTCAACAGACCTTTTGCTTCGCCATCAATCTCATCGCCAAAGTACTCATCAACAGGCTCGACATCTGTAAGCCGTGCAAAATCCGGCTTTATGTACTCATTCAACGATGCCGCAGCTATTGTATTGAAGTCCTTGTCCAAAAACTCCAGCTGAATATCTCTGAGTTCACTGCCTTCTGCATCATAAGCGATAACATAATGGCGGTAACCCTCCGCAGGATCAATCAGACCTTCGACAATTGAGTTATAGTCGTTTTCCAAATCTTCCTCGTCAAACGGAAAAAGATCCATTAGCGTCATCTGCTTCACAGATGCTTCATAACCACCATTCTCCATATATAAGATTGTCTGCAGAAAATGCGGCTTATTGCGTTGTTTCCTTGGCACAGCCCGAAGTGTTTTCTGTGTAGTAATCGTGTATGTAATCTTTTCTGCTCGGTCTACAATGATCCTGCCCTGCCATACATACCTCTTGAAAGGTACAAACTCTATATCCCCACCAACTACCAGGTTCCGGAGATTCTCATTAATGCAGTCCCCTCGAAGCTGTATAGCGGCATTATTGGTTTCCTTATGATTCTCCCGCAGATACTGCGGCACATCATCAGCTATCGCTTTATCTATGGCACGTACGATTCTGCGCATAAGATTTTCGTTGGTTTTGATCTTATCCAATAAAATTACCTCCTAACATTTATCTGTTTTATATTTTTACATATTATCGTGCTTTTGTCAAGTTTTAATACCTAATACAAGTTTTTTGTTAATTCACGGATAATAGCATACCGTTACTTACGGTACAACAATAACCTATCATTGATTTATCTATCAACCATAAACTATACACTCATAAAATAACNAGTTTAATCGAGTATGCTTGAGATACCCCTGGACTTTTATAATCAAACATGCTAAAATAATCCTGGACTAATAGTTGCAGTCATGCTACAATATAAGATATAATATATGATTTAGTGAAGAGGGGATCGAATGGTTAAATTTATTGATTTATTTGCCGGAGCTGGAGGATTCAGTGAAGGATTTTTACAAGTCAGAATATAAAGGTAAATATTATGACTTTTTGTTGGCAGGTGATATCAATTCAACTTGTGAAGTCACACATAGAATGAGGTACAATGAGCAGTTGGGTCTAAGAACAGAGTTTTTAACTAAGGATATTACAGATCCAGACTACATTGAAGTTTTAACTTCAAAAGTTAATCATCAATTCGGAAGTACTAATATTGACGTTCTGCTCGGTGGCCCACCATGTCAATCTTTCAGTTTAGCCGGTGAACGAAAGAAGAATGACAAGAAAGATGATCTGTTTTCATATTATTTGAAAGTGATTGCGGCATTACGTCCAAAATACTTTGTTATGGAAAATGTCTCTGGAATTTTAACAAAGGACAACGGGCGAATTAAGGAACGTATTCTGAGAGAGATTAGAGATATCGTTGATTATGAACAGGTAGAGAAACTACTTCTCTTTTTAAATCGCAAAGAGGTTTATCAAGCTGTACCTTTTAATCAGCAACATGAATTTCAGCAGAGCATTAGCAAACTTGAAATTTTGCTCACCCAGACCAAAGTTGAAAAACAGCGACGAAATGAATACCTTGAAGTACTGGACTTGATTAATGGTCAAACAATGAACGAAACAACAAAAGCGTTCTTGGAAAATGCAATTAGAAATGAAAAAAACCACGTAAGGAATTCTTCTTACGCAGCTTATATAAGCAAAATTCAAGATGCTTTTGTTACAGCTTTCCGAAATAACAAGGCCATTCCGGAAGATGATCGTAATGTTGTACGCCAAGCTTTGAATCTGATGAAGAATCAGAACAACATTGAAATTACATCAAGACGAATTAAAATTATTATCAATGAGTGCCATTTGAACAGAGGGGAAGTCAAGGATCAATATGATCATATCACTGACGTTTTAAGTTTAAATAATACAATTAATATTTTTAACAATAGTTGTACTTCACTTTTTGAGCGGGTTCAGGATATATCGATACGTCAAACCCTAAATAATATTCAACTTTCTGTAGATGTCCTATATGAAAGTGTACTGGAAACCGTAGAACGCATTGAAAAAATCTTAATTCCAGTCTTAACAACATCAATAACCGAGGAATTCAAGTCGTTAAGTAAGTATATCGGGTTATACCAAATTGACCAACCCATTCTTTTGAATGCTTCAGATTATGGTGTTCCTCAGAACCGTCAGCGAGTTGTTTTCATTGGGTGTAGGAATGATCAGAACTTAATAAATTGCATTCCAGCTACTGTTTCTGATGATGAAAAAGTTTCAACCTCTGAAGCAATAGGGGATTTAAACTACATCAATATCCCCGAGCAGGCAACGGACTACAACCAAGCATTTTATGAGGAGTTTTCTTCTTCTCCTAGCGGAAAAATAAAGCGTACAATGCTTGGAAAAAAAGAGACTACTGATGCTGGAAGATATGGAATTATGAGAACTTATGCCGAGTGGAGTCGCATTGGAAGATTGAATCCTGAGCGTTTTCCGTCATTACTCAAACTTCTTCCTAAGTATACCCCTGCGAACTCTTTAGAAGAAATGGTTCCTGAATCATATCAGACAATGATTCTACCTAACCATGAAACATCAAACCATAATCAAACAGTTCAAGATCGATATAAAATAATAAGAAAATATGGTAGCTATATTACAGCACAGGAAAAAGAACCAGATAATCCGCTTCTAACAGGAACCAATAAAAGAAATTACTCTTGTTTAGATCCTTTAAAACAAAGCACTACGATAATGACAATTGGCGATGATTACGCTCACTATGGCGCAAACCGAGCTTTGACAGTTCGTGAAATGGCTCGCTTGCAATCATTCGATGACAGTTTTGTTTTTCAAGGAAAAAGAACAACTGGCGGTGATCGAAGAAAATTCGAAACTCCACAATTCACCCAAGTAGGCAATGCTGTACCACCACTTATGGCACATGCAATAGCATTGGAGATTTTGAAACATATCCAATAATTAAGAGGGTTGCATTATTTAGCAACCCTCAATTTTTATAATCTAAAATATGAATAATCTGTACTGAGTTTTGGCAGTTCAGCACTTAGTGTAGTCAAATAGTTTCGAATATGTCCTGTTGATAAATTACGCTGTAGCATTTCTTTTATTGAATTGGCAACATGGTTTGCTGTCGGTCTTCCCCAATAGTTACCGCCAGTAATGTTTGTAACCCTCTTAACACAAGTAGAGTTTGCTGTTATTCCTCCAATTCTATTTGTCGGAACAGTAACAAATGAATATGTAAATCTAGCAACATCAGCTATAGCATAACCATTCTTTCCAACGGTTACATTTGTTCGAAAATGTAATGCTGAATATATCATATCCCAAAGCATGGGTATCTGCGCATTATCATTCCAATTTGTTTTACATTGTATTATATGAATCTCAAGATCGGTAAAATCTCTATGACATAAGGCATTCAGCACAGGTAATAAATTATACCGGTTGTTTCTTCCAACTCTTAAGGTTACCGGCAAGCCATCCTCATCAAGTATACTGATGGCATCTTTATTCATTGTATATTCTGGTTTATCAGGAAATGTAATTGCAATTAAATCAGATTCTGTATTCGATACAAAATTATGGTAGTTCACAGTGATTGTCATCACTAATAGGTTGTGGAATCAAGTTACGATTATGCTTTATAACTACAGTCCTTCGGCCTATCGAGCATAAATTCAAGTACCAACAGACCAATGATTCCCAAGCCGCTCCACCACCAGATACATCACTTTGACCTCTACCTCCGGTACTAGTTGTCCTGAAAATATCAGACAAGTGATCTCCTATATTCATTGCCTGTCGTGAAGTTTTTTGCAGGCATTTAGGTTTATTAATTAGTTGGCTCCCAAGACAAAAAGCAACTTGCGAAAACATCCGCAGTAAACAATCTATTTATAGAAGCTTCTCGTAATTCTTCAACAATATTATCAGCCATTTTTCCTCCTTGCTTATTATGCTTTTTACATATTATAGCAAGAATATGTACTTATAACAAGGTAGAATCAATTTTGGAGCTATCTATCTATCACTTACATTAAGAATTATCAATCCAAGTACAAGTAAGTTGCTTCCTTCTTAGCCTTGTTTACAGTCATTTTTCATTTTTGATTTTCAATTATTGCCAATATTTCTTTTAATAAATTCTCCATTAAAAACTCAAAATTAGAATTTATTTGGCATTCCCATATCATAAATACATTCCATCCTAAAATGTGAAGCTTTTCAATATTTTCTTTATCCCTCGCGATGTTCTTTCTTATTTTGTTTTCCCAAAAGTCAACATTCGATTTTGGAATATGCTGAATTTTACAATCTTCATGCCCATGCCAAAAGCAGCCATGTACAAAAATAGCTATTTTATATTTCTGAATTGCAATATCAGGATTTCCAACAATATCTTTGCAATTCTTGCGATATCTAATTCCGTGATGATAGAGCCAATGACGCACCTTTATTTCAATTTTTGTGTCCTTGCTCCTTATTTTAGACATAACTTCATGTCTTTTTTCTTTTGATACGGTATCCGCCATTTTCATCCCACCTAATGTAAATTCTAATCTTTCGCCATATGGTTTCATTATTTACTGCTTTTGCCAAACGGTTAAACCATAGTGGCAAAACTTCACACCGTTTTTCTAATTGAAAACCAAACTCAAACCGCTAATTTCCTATAAACACACTAAGAAAACAAACCGATATTTTCTATTATACATAAAACAGCCTTGAAAACGCCTTGTTTTCGGCACTTTCAAGGCTGCGTTGTTTATTTTTTCTCCAGCAGTACCACCGTCTCAACGTGTGGGGTATTCGGAAACAGGTCGACTACCTTGGTCCTTTTTATCTCATATCCCTTAACCGTCAGGTATTTCAGATCAGACACAAGGGTTTTGGGATTGCAGGATACATATATTATTTCATTGGCTTTGAAGTTCACAACGTACTCCAGAGCCTTTGGATGTACTCCCCCCCTTGGCGGATCAAGTATTATCAGGTCAGGAGATGATTCAAGTTTTGCTATGACATCCTTGACATCGCCTGCAATGAAGGTTGTGTGGTCAAGCCCGTTGAGCACAGCATTTTCATTGGCAGCAGAAGCCGCCTCTTCAATTATCTCGACTCCAATGACCCTATCAGCGTATTCAGATACGATCTGACCGATAGTTCCCGTTCCGCAATAAAGGTCGAATATCTCGTTCTTCTTTTCAGAGATGAAGCTTCGCACTGTGCTGTATAGGAGCTCTGCACCCTTTGTATTTGTTTGGAAAAATGAAAAAGGCGATATTTTGAATTTCAATCCAAGCAGTTCCTCAAAAATATGGTCTCTGCCTTCAAGTACATTAAGCTTGTCGCAGTTTACCGCATCTGCAGGATTGTCATTTTCAGTGTGCAGTATAGAAACCAGGTCATAATCGAGTTCCAGTTCCATAAGGCCTTTTTTCCAGG